GGGAGAATTAACCCATGGGCTAAGTATAAGCCTCTGGCTTGGGGTAAAGTTACATACAGGAATTCTGATTGGTGGAAAGGGCCAGATGGACTGTGTGGCTTAGATATAAATAGTAACCATATTTATGGGGCTATAAGTACATTTCTTTCTGCAGCTAGAAATAACCAAATAAAGAGCTGGAACTATCTTGCTCCGCAAGCTGGAACAGATTGGTTTAGATTATTAGACTTCAATGGATATAACCATAATGCTGTACCACCATTAAATAAGCTTGTAAATACAAATATTACTGTATACCCAAGTACTGGCATATTAACTGTACAGTATAATGCAAATACATCAGATACATCGTCAATTCAATTACAAGATATACGAATACCTGTAGTTGGTATGGAGACAAAAGATATGTATGCTGGAGCACTAGTATATGATAACGTTTCATATCTAGCAGGTACAGACAACAAGCGCTTACAAGAATATTTTGTGGCGGGTGACAAAGTAATAGGAATACCATTATCTGGTTATACATTTCAAGGTACTAGAACATGGAATGTTGTACCATTTTTATGCACAGCCCAGTTTTCTGGAAATTCTCTTCCTTCATCTGGCACGATAATACCAATTCCTATGGCTTTTGGCCAAATAACTGTAACACTCAGAGTATCAAGTGTAAGAATATATAATTATGGATATTTCTTATCATCTGATATGTCAAAGCTATATTATGGCTTTACAATATTGAATGGAACTGGAAGTACTGTAACAACAGGCGAAATAACTACTGTTTTGCTTAATGCAAATCAAGACCAAATATCAAGAGTTGTAACTGTACCAAGCCAAACTATAGCTGCAGGAGCTTCATTTCAGTATACAGACAAAGTTCTAAATAATGTATCAGGTGATGTATCATACAATGCGAGATATATACGTACATATTATGGCAAGTATGATGCAATGGTAGAAGCAATTTCGCCAGTTACAGTGGAAGATACTATACCGTAGATAATACAAGCCTAATTGCTATATGGCAATTAGGCTTATTTGTTATTTAATATCCTTGCATATCTACAGTTTGTGATAATGTTTGCCCATTTATCACAACTGTTACATTTGCCTTCTTAGCACCATCAAAATTAGATATTTGTGAACCTAGATATGATTTTGCAAAACTGAGGTATGAATTTGCATTCACATAATCTGTATAGTTAAAAGTATTAATTGTTACTTCGTACTGCGTAAGAATTGTTACTTTTATGCTAGCTGAAAGCCTATCATTAGTATTATTGTATATTCTGCAATTAACAGAGATAACCTTTGTTCCAGTACTTATCTTGGTCGCTGTCACTTCTTTAAGTTCTACAGGAGGAGCATAATTTCTAAGTGTTACTTCTCCATAAGTGAATGTTAGTGGTGAAAAGTAACCAGATGTCGGAGCTCCACTTTGGCCAACATTTTTTATGCTAGATACAAATAAAAATGATTTGTATTTTCCTGCTGCATATCTCAATCTATCAAATACAAATATAGATGTTCCAGGATATTTACCAATAGTAGGGTCGTCTGATATACTTGCATTACCAGTAGCTATATAGAATTCTGTACTACTAACAGCAATTAGGCCTAAACATAAATAGCAATCTTTCCAATCTTTAATATTATTAAGGTTAGAGTCTAAAAAATGCAAATCAGTTAAATTTATGCTTTGGTTATTTCCAGGTTGTACATTTATAGGCACTGTTATTGAAAAAGCATTAGTTCCTTCTGCCATCATTATCGAATCATTATATGACAAGTACATTTGTACTGCGTTTGCAGAATATCCATTAAAGTCTAATAGCCTATAAGGCTCAGATTCTCCTCCTACTGGTGCTATGAACGTGAAGTATGGAGTTCCACAATTTCCAGCGAGTGGAGAACCATGTTTTACATAATCAGCCATGTAGTTTACATTATCATAGTATGGCACATTTGATAAACCCCAATTTCTAGAACTTCGCTCTGCATCAGTAAGAGCAGATTTTTTAGTAAATTTTACAGGCTTATACTTAGCCCATGGGTTAATTCTCCCATGCACGTTGGAACACAAGTAGCCAAGATTACCTGCGACGCCAAGCACTGATGAAACGTCAGCTAATAGCCTAACAGGCGCTGTGATTATTCCATTTGAATTTGCCATATCTTTTAAGTTTTTAATAACAGAATCATTGAATTGAAGCTTGTTCGTAGCTTAATTTCCTTTCTAGCTTGTTAATTTTACGTTTTAGATGTCTTATTGCTGTTTCCAATTTTGACATTCTGGTATTTACTTTAATTAACTCGATAGTATTATCCTGAGTAGCGCCAGCTATAGTACATATAAAATCTGGTTTTATATAATTAAGTTTACCATATCCATCATCATCGACACCACACATGCTTGATAGCACAGGTAATACATCTTGGTATATCATACCAGTGTGCAAGTCATTATCAGCTTTTCTTACATCTCTTGATTTTGCTAAATCATTGAAGTAGTAGTCTCTAACTAGGCCCATCTTCAATAGCCTGTTAGCATAACTGGGCCTTTTCTGTATTTCTTTCAGCCTCAAGTCAGAAGCACTTCCAGCAGCAACTTCGCCAGTGGCATAGAAATTGCCGTACAATTGCCATGTCTGACCGCCCCAGTCATGCCATTCTCCAGTAGGATCACAAGGCCCTAAGCGAACCAAGCTGTCACTTCCGCCTGAGCCAATTCCTGCCATATAACTGCCGGGCTTATCAAACGAAAAGGCGGCGGCGTTATTATTGGTAGCGTATCTATATCCGAAAATTGTCCCTTTACATTGAAAATGTCTATCATTATACACTTTTACCCAAGTGGTATCTTCCATGTATATACCGCCATTGTAGGATTCGTTATACCAGCCTGTGTTACCGTATGTTCTAAGCCAACCATTTGCAAGAATATCTCCATTTACATGAAGCTTATAACTTGGCGATGTAGTGCCTATGCCGACGTTGCCGCCACCCACACAGCAAATTAAGTTATTAGGAGAATCATGTTGTAAATACAGATGAGTGTTATAAGCATTTATCTCACCACCTCTTCCGCTATCATTTCCGTTGTTATCTGTCTCAATGCAGATAGCATTAAATTTAGCCCCTCCTGATACATTGCTTGTACCGTCAAAAGGCTTGCTGAATATTGTGCGAGGGGTTTGCAGCTTGGTGGCGGACGCTACATTGTCCGTAAGCAAGGCATTGGTTCTGTTTACGTCTGAATAAGATGTTTTGGGAGAAACGGATTGATCTTGAATAGTATATGTGGACGTCCTTAATACAGGGTTGGTAAAGCGATCTACATAGAAATCATATACTGCACCTCCTCTGACATATACATATTCGGTAGACGAATTAGTTAACTGTCCTAAACCTCCAATACAATGTGCACCTTGAGCGCCTGCTCCATCTTGTATCTCATTTATTACTCTACGGGCGGATGTCCATCCCCAAGAAGAACCATTAACAGTGTAATCCAATATTAATGACATACGTTTGTCTTCTCTGCCATTCCATGACCCGGGAGCATACGTATTTCCTTGTACTCTAATTCTTGTTTGCAGAGAATTATCGATACCCATTGTAACAGGATACCACGTATTGTTATCAAGTCCTGTTGTATCTATGCTCACCTTATGATAGCTTTCAAAAGAATAGTAATGATACCCGTCCAACAAATCCGCATCCAGCCCTGAACCTGAACCGTCGTTTCCGGCATGCCAAACTTTATAATTATTAGACCCTAAAAGAATATTTACGTCTCCACTTACCCAGTCTTGATTAATATCAGTTTTAGCTATTCTTAGGTTACCGTCTCCGTCTGTGAAGTTAATTCCAATTCTATTGGAACCTGCGTTATTAAAACTGATAGCAGACTTGGTTCTTGGAATAGATACAAGGTCAATGCCGGAATTTGCATTAAACAACAAGGTACCAGTCATAGTATCACCAGCCTTCAAAACATACTTTCCGTCCGCATCCGTTTTCGTATAAGCATCCGTAATCCCATATCCCCCCAGCGTAGTAGGATGAGAGGACAACTCACCAAACGAATAACTCGGCTTGTTCGGCTGCTTGGCCCAAGAATACACGTCACTTGCCGGCAATGTGGTGGGGTAATTCGGCAATGTAATAAGCTTGGTAGTAGGCTCAGGATAGTAGTTATTGTTATTAAGTATTATGCCTTCTACTTTACCAGATATACTAGCCATTGGTATGTTAACCCAGTTTGTTCCATCATATTTCAGTAAGTCACCTGTAGTCAGGTTTGTAGGCATGACATCACCTATATCTGTCAAACGCTCGATTGCTGCGCCTCCACTTCCTTCTCCGTAGCCACCAGCTACTAATTCACCATCTGTGTACAGCGTTCTTCCTTCTTTGACTTTTATAGCGTTATTAGCTGTGTCCAATTCGAAGAAGTTATACATCTGTGAATACAGGCTGAATATGCTTTCTAATGTAGCTCTTCTGTCCTGTCCCGTGGTCGTCATAAATGCTATTTTAGCCCCAACAGTTAATTCAGTTGTGTCAGCGTCTGCTATACTTTTAATAGGAAGAGCTAAGTCAGGTAAAGTTATCAACTTGGTAGTCGGCTCAGGATAATAGTTGATGCTATTGAGAGTTATGCCTTCTACTTTACCAGATATGCTAGATATTGGTACATTTACCCAATTTGTTCCATCATATTTCAGTAAGTCATCTGCAGCTAAATTGGCAGGTGTAACATCATTTATATCTGTTAGTTTATCAATTTTACTTGATATGCTTGCAAGTGGGATTGTAACCCAGTTTGTTCCATCATATTTCAGTAAGTCATCTGCATTTAGGCTAGTCGGCTTTACATCGCCTATGTCTGTAAGCTTTTCTACTTTAACATTAGAGCCAGAGCTTTCATCATATCCACCAGCTATAATATCACCGAGTGGCATGGTGTAAAAGCTTCTATTACCTTTTACATATATTGCATTGTTTGCTTCATCAAAGCCAAAATACTCGTTAAATGCTGAATACTTAGAAAATATTTCTTCAATGGCTATTTTCCTAGCAGCGCCTTGGCCTAAATCAATTGGCATTGTCGATGCTGGAGTAATATCATTAACAGTTATCTGGTCAAGCTCTCTAATCATTTTACCTTGTCCAGAAAAATCGCTATAGTATTGCGCTATTGTATCATAATCAAACAGAATTGGCTCATTGATATTATACAATAGCGCATTATAAAAATTTGCTACATCACTCCTTTTAAAGCTCTCAAGTCTTTGTATGATTGTATCAGTCTCAAATTCTACAGTAAGATTTGCAACATCACCATAATCTTGCCAAGCAACTTCAAATGACATGTAAAGTGCATTATACACGTCGAGTGGTGTTGTAAACTTTATATAATCACACATTCTAGCTATTCGCATTGCATCGCAATTTGCTTCAGTAGCTAGATAGTTAAATTTGTAAACCTTAGTTGATACTTGAGTTTCAATGAATTTATAGCCAAGCCTTTTTGTAAGTTCTTCTTCAAACTCATAATCAGGTTTAGCTATTGTAGAACATATATAACTTACAAACTTAAAATCATTTGCTCCTGATACAGAATCTGTAAAGCTTATTACATAGCTGTTTGTGGTAATATCTGATGCATTCCAATATTCTAGTCTAACGAATTTGCTTTCATCGTCTATTACGCTAAGAATATCTGAATAAGCCTCTAGAGCTTCTCCTTGAGCACTCCCTGAATCATCAGTTTCTTGGTAAGTTACTTTGTAATAATATAAGCCAAGAGGCAATGCTGCTATCTGCTGTTCTGGGAATTTGATTATAACATACTCTTGTGTATGCACAAATGAATGATTGAGATTAAATGATTTGACTGTAACATCATCATTTACTCTCTTAATTTCAAGAGTAATATTACCAGAAGTAGATACTACATCTCTAGTAAAATATAACTGGAAAGGAACTAAATAATCTTTTCTAGCTGCAACTGGGCATATCTGCCCATATGTATACCAGCGTTTAGAATGCCAGTATTCCTTGCTGCTGTAGAAAGGAAGTATGTTGTAATTATTAGCTCCATTTAATTTCATCGCTATTGCCATAGTATCAAGTATTAAAATGGTTTATATATAAGAGTTGCTGTTGCTTGTCTTTTATCAAGATTTATTTTTATTGATGTCGCGACTCCGTTTCCTATTCCTGTTTTTATCAGCTTGTACGGGTCTAAATCTTCATTAACTGGAAACTTGACTTCCTGTTTTAATATTCTAAGTGTTCCCTTTGGGTTTAAAAACTTGCCATTTATGCTGACAAAGTCTTCAATTTCAATATCACTTCCAGATATATCATACATGTAGTATTCTTCCAAAAATGGCCATGAGAAATATGCGTTATTTACAGTTTCTTCAAACTCAGCAACTTCTTGGTCACTATCAGACAATTTTACAATAGATTTTGAAACTGACAGGTTATTATTAGCGTCTTTGGTAGCAGCTAAAACTGCTATACCATCATTTGAAAATTCACTCGGGTCTAGCATCATCATGTCAACATCAGCAGCAAAATTTCCAACTGAGATACTTTCCTTTTTACTATCTTTGCAATACTTGTTGTTTACATTGATAGGCCTTCCTTCAAAGCCTTCGCTTTGTCTTCCATTTGAAAATTCAAATTCGTACCTAGAAACTAAGTCCTCTTTTTCATAAGAAAACTGTGACTGCGCATAATCAAGTTGTAATCTCGTTCTTAAATCTATAGTACTTGTCAAATCAACGGATACTTCATTTTGCTGTGAATAACTTCCACCGTTCAAGAAGTATGCTATATTTTCTATTCTAAGTTTGCCATTTTCTACAAAGTAATAGCATCTCATTGTTTGTGCCAGCATATCCATTATTGATTTGAATGATGTTGGCATCTTTTGAGCTGGCTGGTCATAATTACTTTTTAGTATATTGGTTATCTGAGTTAAATACAGCCTTACAAAATAACCAGATACAGGGTTTGTTTCAGAAAATAAGAATTCACTATACTCTGTTGTCGCAGCAAAAGTCAAATTAACCTTCATTTCCTTTAACAAAGCATTTATGCATGACGCTATCTCATATGTATCTTTAACTACTACAGCCGATACCATTGAGTTATACATGTTTTTCACGTATGAAAACTTACTCGTATCAAACCAGTATGAGATATTAGTCCATATGTTTTTTGCTATGGGGATATATAGCGTTCCCTTCTTAGGCGGCAAAAAATAATTGCCTTTATCGTTTATGCCCCATTTAGTAGCTTCTGTTTGTTCTTGTGATGATATTGTAAAAATGTTCTTAGCTCTTGATGATACTTCAAAAGGAGCGCATTTTCTGTAGTTGAAATTATTTTCTGCTATATCATCTACAGGAATATCAAATGTAGTTTCTGTATCGAGATATGTATCAGAGTCAGTTATAAACCTAGCGTATATTGGCTTTGTTGAATAGACGCAGTCAAAACTTCCGCTAGCTTCTCCACTTACTGCTGATACAGTAAATGTATCATTTAGCCATCTTGATTCATCCTGTACGTTGCCATCCCTGTACTGAAAGTATACTTCATTTTTGCTCTCATGCTTTATTTGATACAGTGATGTTCTGTATATTAATGGGCTACCAGTACTAGGCTGATTAATCACTTTGTCAAATTGTACATATATAACATACGATATATTATCAACAGGTCTAAATGTTCCAAATTGCCTTTGTGTTTCTTGTACTGCTCCATCTCCTAGCTCTTCTATAAATGAAGTCTCTTCTAAGGCACCTATGTATGTAGTTGCTATAATAACTGGAGAGCCACCACTAGGATTGACTACAATATTTTTAAAATTTGATGCTTCTGCAAAATGGTACTTATTCTTGAGCAAATCTGTATTTTCAGTTGCTTCAACTACTTCAGTTTCCCAGTACGTAGTTAATGGCTTTATGCATCCTATAGAATTTTCTCCTGGTACATATACCTGTATGGCTGGATGCTTTGTCATTTTAAGATTCTGCCTATCAATGCTTAGCTTCATCAAATCATATTCGTTTTCTGCTTTTGCTTCTAACAATGAATATGCATCATCTGTAGTTAATTTGATTTTGCAATTGCAGGTTGAAAAGTCCATATCACAATCAGACTTTGTAAACCTGGCTGTGTGGTACGTGGCTCCATCCTTTGTGATAACAAACTTAAATTCTTTGTCAAGATTTGCAGTGAATATCTTTTTTGCGTCAGCATTCCATAGTACTATATCTCCTATTATGGACACAGAAAAATACTGCTTGTCATTCTCTCTGCTAAACTCTTTCGTTAAATCTTTAGTATGAGGGAATACTTCAACGTCATCTAAATAATATCTATATTTTGCTGGTTGCATATTACTTAATTAATCTTACTGTTTTACCATCAATTTCTACTATTGAGCCATCTGGCTTAACTACAAGTTTTCGTTCTCCTTGCTTTTTGATTTGCTCAACTTGGTCTTCTATGTATGACAAATCAACAGCATGCTGATTACTTGATATGCTTATATCGTCTGCGCCCGAAAAAGCATTTACAAATCTATCTTCAAAGTTCCCTTTGTTTAGGCTATCTACGATGCTGGGCAGCATTTTTTTATACTTGCTTGTTTTCCTCTTGTTTATAACAATTAGCGCTTCACCACCTTCAGCCTTCATTCTCTTATTCTTCTTATTCTTAACACCTAAATCAATATCATTTCCTGATGCATGCGACCCGCCTTCTAAGAACTCTATGCCACCTTCTCCGTACTCCTCTTCTTGCTGAGTTACTTGCCTAGCTCTCACCTTTGCCGCAGCAAATGATGTCCACATAGTTCCTATGGCCGCTAATGCTAAAGCAGGCCCTATTATAGGTATGACTGAAAGTGACGACCATATATTTGCGCTCGCAGTTATAAGTGAAGATGCTTGAGTAAGTGAGTTTATAGCTTCTTGTCTTCTTTGTGCTTCTATAAGCATTTGTTCTTTTTGCCTTTCTCTTTTCTTCTCTTCTTCAAGCTCTTTTCTAGCGATGGCAGTATTATTGGCATATCCATTGGCTCTAGCCTCCAGTTCAGTTTCATACACTTTTTTGGCCATGTCTACACGTTCTCTCTGTGCATCTAAAGCCTTTTCAGCAGCTTCAACCTCAGCGTCAGCAATACTTTTTATGTTATCTATTACTACACTCACTGCTTCTTCAAGTGCTTCAATCTGATCATCATCAAGCCCCATTGCTTCGAGTATTCCGCCAAATGCTCCTCTTTCTCCTATTCTGCCTATTACATCATCTGCTTCACTTATCTCTCTGTCAAGCCTTTGTATGGTATTCTCTGCGATTTCTATTTCTGCATCCGACATTTCTATCATGCCGGCTTTGGACAGGCTTAACAATTTCTTCCATCTATCTTGTTCTTGTTTAAGCCTAAATGACGTGAGCCTGTTTTCGCTTCTTTTTGTTATTTCATATTTTGTGGCTTCAATCTCCTGTTGTTTGTCAAAATCATAGAGATTGTATTCTCCCATCGTCAAATCAATATCTTTATTGTAGCCAGCAATTATGTCTGCTTCGTTCTGCTGTTCTGACTTTGGAAGTTGCTTGTTCTTCGCGACTGCTATTTTCTTTTCAATCTCAAGCAATTTCAATCTAAGCATAAGCTCTTCTTGAGTATCTTTTTTAGCTGATTTGAGCAATAACTCGGTAGTTTTACCTTCTATAGACAATTGTTTCTCCTGTCTTGCGTACCACTGTCTTTCTAAAAACTCAGTAAGCTCAGACTGCATATTTTCTGTAGCTTTTACAACTTCTTCTTGGGCTGCTATAGCCTGTTGCATCTGTTCTTTAGTGAGAGCTTTATATCTTGAATCTTGGCCATCGATTATGCGCTGTATCTTATTATACTTAGCATATAAATCAGCTACCTCTGCATTATATGCATCAATCTTATCACGACGTTGATTATCTAATTCTTCTCTTTCTAAGTCAGTTATACTTTTAGCATACGCTTTATGTATTTGCCTAGATAAGCTATCAAGAGTATCCTCTGTATCTCTAGGCCTTGGTTCTCTTCCTTTAATGCCTTTAGTATCAGGCCCTGCGATATTAAGTTTACTAGCAGAAATAGCCAACTGTGTATTGGCTCTAATCAAAGCCTGTATTTGGTCTTCAGTAGCCTGTGCCTGATCGCCGTATAGCTTTATATTATCAGTTAGGGTTTGTATAATTGCAGACTGCTGAGCTGCATAGTTTGCTCCACCAGCAGTAGCAGAACCAGTGGCTAATACACCGAATACTGTTCTGTCTGTTGCTCCATCTTGCTTTAGCTTTTCTGCCTTTCTTCTTGCAAGTTCAGCATTAGTAAGTTGACCTACTTTTTTAGTTCTAAGGTCAATTATCTTATTTGTATTTTCTACAATCTTATCTTCATATGCTCTTGCCTGTGCAGCGCTAAGTATGGACTTTGCAAGTAACTCGTACGAATCTTTTGCCTGCCCATTTAAAATGGCCTCTTTACTTATATTACCAAAATAAGAAGGGTACGTTTTTTGTAATTCGTTTACTGCAGCTATTCTTTCTTTGTAGCTAAGATTTGTATTTTCAGCTTGCTTTTTAAGTAATTTTAAATGAACTATTTCTCTTGTAGCATTTTTCTGTCCTTTAATATCAGCATCAAGTAGATTTTTCTTAACAGCGATTAGCTTCTGAAGTTCTGTTTTATAATCATTGGTTACTTTAGTACCTGCAAGCATTCCAGAAATGAACTCTATGATTTGCTTTCCATACATGGAAAATACTGTGAGAAGAACTACAAGAATTGTGTTAAAACTAAACAGCGATTTTACTATAGCTTTAGAAACGCTTACAGTTTGCATTCCTTGTTGCTGCAGTATTTTATTCTGTGCTATCAGTCTATTTATTTCATCCATAAGTATAGGTATATTATTTGATATACCTAAAAAGAATGTATTTAATGATACAGCAGCAGCTGGTAATTCTCGTACAACCTGTGATACAGCAACCCCAAGTCCATTCCAAGAACGTGCGTAGTTACCTACAGATAACTTGTAATTACCAGTAGCTTCCTGCAATCTAATCATTTCTGTATAAATCTCGGCTGTCTGCTTTTCAAGAGCTTTACCTTCTTCTGTAGACGAGCGCATTTCCTTGCTCATCTGGTTAAGTTTTATCTTATTTAGCGAATACTGTGCAGACAGTCTGTTATATGAGCCTTCAGCAGAATTAGCAATTTGAGCTTGGAGCTTAGCCTCTTGGTTAGCCTCTCTTATTTGCTGAGTGTACAGTTTAAGCTGTACATTTTCTTCTGATTTCGCGAATGCTAGTTTTTGCTCCAAAGCGGCCATTTCTGCTAGCACAGTTTTTCTAGCGCTTTCAGAAGCATTGGCTGCTTGGTTCTCAGCATTGTATCTTATTTGAGACTGAATTTTAAGCTTAATAGCATCATCATATGCTCTCATTCTATCTTTCAGCTCAATTATTCTGTTTATCAGCTTGGCTCCTTCATTTGATGATAAAGCTTGCTCTTGCGTCATGCTTTTAAGCTTATTAGTCACTAGCTTTAGCTCTGCCTCCATTTCTTTATACGAGCCTTTTGCAGATTCGATGAACTGTATTTCTTGCTTAGTTAAATTTGCTGACTTCTGCTTGGTCGCATTTAGTCCCTGTATATTACCTTCTAACAGTTTAGACGAGCTGCTCAATTCGCTGAATTGCCTTTCTAGTTTAGCAGCATCATTAGCGTATTTGCCTATGGTTTCTCTGTTCTCAGCAGTCGCTCCGCTTATGCCTTTCAAAGCAGATTGAATTTCTGCAGCATTCTTCTTAATCAAGGATGTTACATCATCATATATGCCTTTCACCTCTATGAGTTGTTTTATCAACTGCTCAATCGAATCGTCTGGGTGAATCAGGTCTTTATAATATACTGGGTTAGAACCTGCCATTTTTTTGTTCGATATATAATTGCTTAAATTGTCTCCCAGATAGCACTGGGTCGCTCCAGATTTAACTTTGACGCTAATATAATAAAACAATATTAATAATAAAACAAAACGCGAAACTTTTAATTAAAATTAATCATCCGAGTCTGTTTCTCTTCCTTTTATTATATTTTAGTTCTGATTCGGCTTGTTTTTTAATAACTTGCATAGAGTTATAGAATTGCAGCGTTGTTAAATTATTAGCATTTGCACCAGTTTTTTGCAGTAAGATTAAGCAAGCAGTTTCAAACTGCTTATCATATTCTATCTCTACTGACTGACTACCTATGAAAGACTTAGGCTTATATAAACTAAGTATTGCGTCATCTATTTCTTGTATCAATTTAGCATTGTTGTTTTCAGTTATTATGCTGTCGAGTACTAACAGTGTGCGCCGCTTAATATTATCATAAGCCTCTTTGTCTTTCGCGTTTGTAAATTCTGAAGGAAAATATGTATCAAGTTCTGTCTCTACTTTTTTTTTAAATTTTGCAATAAATGATAAAATAGTACAGTGCTTAACTGTGTTTATGCTTTTTATAATATTTTTTAAGCTATCGTCTGAGTAGTCAGTTACTCTTTTACCATTTATGCTATATATCAATGACGCAAAAGCCATGTACTTAGGAGATATTTCGCTGCTAATCATATGCATATTTTGTCGCATATTTTGTAGTTCTTGCAAGGCTTTTGCCTTATCAGTGCTTATTAACTTAGCAATGTACACAGCATGCCTATCTATGTCATCGATGTCTGAGCCTATGCCAGAATCAATTAATAAGAATTTATTAAACTTCTGGAAGTTTATTATCGGAAGCTCATCTATGCCATCGTAAACACATATGACATTTTTATTATGGATAATCTTTTTCATAGTAAAAATCTTACGATTGGTGTAGAGAAAAATGGTACAACCATAAATGCCAGGTCATTGGCTAAACATACGCAAACTATGCTAAAAAGCATAGACGCCCAAAAGCTTAAACAAAAATCACAATCGAACAACTTTGATATTAAAAGTATCGGAGAATGCTCGATAACCATATCCCTTAAGCCTATTTTTCCAATAAGTAATATTGAAAACGTAGTAAGGAGAGAAATCATAATAATCTGTGTTAATGTAGGCATATTACTTATTTTTACAAATGTTTTTTGCTATGATACTAAACTCAAGTCTCAATGCAGCATACGGATACATAAAGAACTGTTTATCTATTGATGCAACGCCTTCGCCTTTATACGCGTAATTATTGTATATCTTTTCTATAGAATAGTTCTTATATACATTTTCATATCGCTCATACACTTTTCCAAGTGTTATCCTACCACCCTGTTTCACAAAGCCTGGTGTAGTTATAAGGCTTATAATTTCATTTTTTATTTCTTCTGTGTATAATACACTAGTATCCTCATATATAGAATTGAGATTATACCATAATACTAGCGCGCCATTGAACTCAATCTGTGGCATACCTGGTGTAAAATATGAGATGTTCTGAGGGTCATATATATCAAACCAAGAAAAGTTGCCAAAATTATCATTTGGAAGTACAGACACATATTCACCTTTCCCATTGTAGACAGCTGGATATATAAACTTATTCCCGTCTGGTCTATGCTCTACGAGTTTGTATGCACGCCCAAAAGCGTAATTTAGCCATTTGATATTATCAATCAGCTCAATCTGTATGTCTTGCAACACTTTGTCAAGCATTACAGGGTTGTCTTTGTATATTACATTGACACTTGGCTCTTTTCTATTTTTCATAAGCTTTTAAGTTTATCAAGCAGCATAGGATATAAATATTCCCAAGCTAGTTCTTCCATATTTTCGTCTGTCAACCCAAATATCTGTTCACCATATTTTTCACCGAGTTTACTTGTTTTCCAGTCAGTCGCGTCAATAAAAAATCTATCTTCATTTATAATTAACACGAATGAACCTTGAAAATCTCCTGTATCTCTTAATGTTACTCTGTTAGTAGGCTGTGATTTTGCAAGTTTAACTTGTATGGTTCTAGGAGAATATGGCGCGTAGCTATCTATTCTTATACCATCTCTAGTTATTCCTTTTTCAAACAGCTGTGATTGAGAGTTCATGTCAAGAATCATCGCTTCGTCTTCTATAATTTCGAGGCGTATGTATTCATCAAGGTTATCTCTAAACTCAGTTATTTTTTCTAATATGTTATCTATAGCGCTCATTATATATGCATATACCTTATACCGTTATTTTTGCACGGCATACACACTCTGTCTATGCCTTCTGTACTAAGTCCGATTGCTTTAAAAGCCAAATCGAGCTGATAACTTAGACCAGATTTTTTCATTGATGAAGAATCACCGTCTATTTCGTATAGAATATCAACTCTTGATGCATTGATTGAATTTCTGTTAGTTCTTACATTCGGGTTGTATGCAAATTCCCTAAGGAAGTCTATTGCAACTTGTTTTGCTATTACATCTTGGAATAGCATTTTTTGTGCAACTATGAAGTCAGTTATATCACATTTGACTGATATATCTAAGTTAAGACCAAAGTTAGTTGTATAATCGTATATATTGTTTTCAACATCCCAAAGCGTTTCACCATCTATTACTTCCTCATTGACACTAAAAGGATGTATTTCTAAATACTTAGACCATGCTTGCCATGCTTGCAATTCTCTTCTTGAACAATTTCCGCAAGGCTCTTTAGACCAGTCTTTATCTTTTCTAATTGCCAGTTGGTTTGTTAAATCTAAGTCAGATTGCTTATAACATATATACCAACTGCCACCTGCATCTATTTCGTCAGTCTCATATGGCAGATATAAATCATCTGTTATTATCCACATGAAACCTGGTTTATTCTTGTTAACATGTATTGTATAGTATGGGCTAGCTAGTGAAGAGTTATATACATACAAATCAAACTCGCCGGTCCCGTTTGACTGGAACCCTATTTTGTTTATTTTTGTAGTAACACCTTTTGACCTGATTGGGACTATCTCAAAACCAACCATGTTATCTTGGTTCTTGATAGTGTCAACTAGCCTTCCAGTAGAATCAAACAGTGTTCTGTTTTCACATAATTGCTTGTATGTACCTTTTACAATCTTATCGTTGATATATCTGTTTACTGCTTTTACTATACTGGCTTTTGTTTTGCTTTCGAGCCATTCTGAAAATGGGTTTGTTTCTTCCCAAAAATTTGTATCATCTGGAGAATTACCTTCTGTCTGCTGTAGCGATTTATACAAAAGGTTATTATATGATACTACTTCTCCGACCTTATATGCATGCTTAGCATCGTATTCATTGTATGTGATGTTGTTAAAATCTGGTGCAATGCTAGATAAATTCTGCAACGTAAGAAGTGGGTGCACTCGCTGAAAATATATGCCAGATTCACTGCGTGTCAAACTGTCAGATATATGTATTTCTGCAGTATTGTAGCTTTGTTCCCATCCTACAATGTGGGACATTGCTGACTGTATATCATTGATTCTTACCATTGCTCAATAGATTGTTTTAAAAATGAAAAACAGTAGGCCACCGAGCTTAGCCGATGCCTACTGCCAAAGCTAATAACAACTTGAAAAACTGTTATTATTCTCTTTATTTATGCACCGGTATATTTATAAAGATTAAGCGCCTGCTACCTCTTTAGTATTAACCGGGTTTTTAGCTGAGTTCATAACTACAACTGGCTTAGCGTATGTAGCATCTTCGCTAGATACATTGAAACCAAGAATAGGACTAGCCAATGTTTCTTTATCGCTGTTGTATGCAGTTACGAATGCCAAATCTACTGCAAATCCGTAGTGCTCTTTACGAGTACGTACCATGTCTGAAGTAGCTGCGCCACCGATTGCATTGTAGTCTCCAACTGAATCATAGAAATAAGTTCCGCATTGCAGACCGAGCATAGGTAATGTAACTATTCCCCATTCATGGCCATCACCAGAAACTGTTCCAAGCAAACAGTCACGTTCAAAGCGATGCAACAGGCCAAGTGAACCAGAATTGATTGCGTAGCCTTGTGCGTATTTGCCTTCAGCAGCTGCAATGTTATTGGTCAAGTGCACAATTTTTGTACCGAATTCGTTCTGCTTGTTTACGTCGTTGTACAATCCATGTTGCTGCAACTTTCTCATGATGCTCTCTACACCTGGGTCACCGACGATATGCAATTGGCCATAGAAGTCATTGGCTCCCATGATAACTTCAAGATCGCCAAAGATGTTTTCACGTTCTGACCACTTAGCATTGATAGTATTGCCAGTTTTGTCGTACAGCAAGTTATTCTTGATTACCTTAGTTTTATCGGCTGCAAGCTGGGCAAGAGCCACCTGGTCTAACTTCGTAGCCAAAGCATAGATGTACTTCATCATCTTTGTTTCGAAGTCTTTCTGAATCTTAATCTCGTTGTTCATGTACATCGCAGGTGCAATTGTGAATCCCCAAGAGTAGGTCGCAAAATTAATTGTAACCATATTTGAAGTATTTTCGCTGTCCGCGATAGTCAATGACCGAGTGTTGCCAATAGTAATATCAGCGTCATAGTCGATGACTGGGGTTTCGAGAACGTGGCCAATTGACATTCTAGCCTTCTCCTTAATTTCATCAGTCAAAATGCCTGTAGGGTCTTCTGATTGCACCATAAAAGCATTCAGAGCTCCATACCGGCTGGGACGAAATTCAAACTTGTCAAGATTTGAATTCGCTCTCATGTTCTGTGTGCGAGTTAATACTAAGCTCATAGTTTAAAAGTTTTTAATTTATTAATATATGGCTAGTATGGTGCATTACCCTTTTACAACTACTAGCTTGATTTCTATTATCTGATTGGAAGTTCTGCAACACCAGCATCTGTTCTTATTTGCTGAAATTGCTTGTCAAACTCTGGGTTATCTCTGGTAATACCTTGCGAGAATATGTAGTTATCAATCAACTTGTCAGCTTCAATCTGTGTCTTTGCAGACGACAAGTCTATAACTGAACCGCCTCTGTCTTGGCCTCCTTGACCTCCATGACTGCCAGTTCCACCGCCTGTCTGGTGTTTACCAAAATCAATAGCGTCTTTAATGGACGATTCAAGAACCAAGTCCTTTAAAGAATAAGGGTTCAGATTCGCTTTAGGATTGTTGATTATATTTCCTGCAGAGTCTCTCATAACTAGCATCTTGCCACCTTTTCCATCGTCTACAAAATCAGGAGTACCTTTAGAAAGCACTTCTGATTTTGCAGTCTGAATAAGCGCTTTCTGCACGCTTTCAGGAATTGAAGCTTTGAATTTCAAGCCATTGACAGCTGCTTCAAAAGCATAATCAACATGGACTTGCTTCACAGTATCTTCGAGTTTTGTTTTCTCAGTCGCAAACTCTGTTTCCTTTGTTTGAAGTTGAGTTTGCAATTGTGCAACTTGAGTTTTTGCATCTTTTAGCTGCTGCTTTAGAGCAGCATCTCCTTCGCCGTTCTCAATTTTCTTTTTTAGGTCTTCTGCCTCTTTGACAGCTTTATCTAGTTTTGCCTGAATATCAAGCGTAGACCCTGCTTTCTGTTTGTATTCTGACAATACACGTTTTGCATAATCATAACTTTTTTCGCCATCATTCTTTTTTATTCCTGTGATGCTAAAAATATCTGTGTCATACTGACCATGCAATGCACCTATCTTAGTACCGATAACAGTATTTTCATCATTTCTAGACATTTCAGCGATAGCATTTAACTGGGCTTCATTAAGGCCAGCTAAGGCTGTACTTTGTCTGAGCATTTCAATTGTTAACATAGCTTTGAGTTTTTTGTTATTCGTTTCCTTCTGTTTTTACTACATGCTGAGCAGCATCACCAAACGGGTCATGCAGCACTTCAAGAATAGTATAGCCAATCGATGTGTGGAATTTTTTGAAGTTATCCCACTCGCCTTTACTGAATGTCTGCACGTACGCCTTAGATTGCTCTTTGCCAGTCATTGGGTTAAAGCGTCTGCCTTTTACAACTTTAAGATGTAGCATATTTTCTGTTCCTTCTTCAGGCTTATACTTTGCTGCTTCAGCTGCTTCAATGGCCTTCGCCTCTTCAATCAAATCATCGATGTCTGCGATCATAGCAATACAGTTATCGAGTTCTGCTTGCTTTGCATCATTCCATGACTTGCCGTCTTTCTTTGTAGTTTCAAGACCAGCTTTTTGCTCGGCAAGTTTAAGCTTCGCCTTCTCTAGGTCTTGGACTGATTGTTTCTTGGTAGTTGACATAATCTAATAGTTTTTTGGTTATAATGTTTATTTTATCTTTAAATGGTCTGCCAGATGCGAACTCGATTATGTTTATGTTCTCTCGTTCGAATCTTTCGATAAATGTACTAAAATTTATTTTAAGTTTTACCAGTTTTTCATCTAATAACTGTTTTTCATGCAGTTTTAACACTTCATCTAGAGTGTTATGCGGGTATGGCTCTAGTTGCTTAAGAATTAGCATTCTTTGCAATACAATAGGGTTGTTTCTATACTCAACTTCTAATATTTGCTGGGTGATAGCATCTAATTCTGAATTGGATGCTCCATTCTTTTTGGCCAATTCATATTTAGTGTACAGCTCTTTTATGGTGAATACATAGAACTCAGTTCCCCAACTTACAGATGATGATATGAAATTTTCGCCATATCTAAGTCTGCATATTGTGTCATCAACGAACTTCTGTGCTAACTCAAAATTAGATTTAAGTGCATTTAGTACAGATGTTTTTGATTCAAAGTTAGCTGCAACCTGTGTTTCATTTATGGCTTCTTTTTCACTTACAGTTCCGCCAGAGCCAACTATTGATACGATAATCTCGTTTTTCAATCTGACGCATTCATCAACATTGTAATCAAGTGAATCTTTATCTATAGTAGTTATCTGCACTGGGTTCCTCATATCACCGATGCCTTCAACAGAATTTGGAACTGGAACCTCTATGAATGAACCTGGTCCTGCTATTCGCTTATTGCCGCAGCATGGGCATTTTTCAACTGTACCATCATTGAGCAACTTGTAATCGCCTTTTGAATTCCTCAAAAAGCCGCCGTCGCAATAATCACCAGTTTCGTTATTTTCAAAATTGCAATCAGCTTCAAACGCGCTATATATAGGATACGGCGCATACAAATCTAAGTGTTGCTTAGAGATTGTGAAGAACAGTAGCCAATCTAAGTTTGATAGTTCTTTTGTGATTGGGTTCTTCTTTATATATTTGTTTTTCTCATTTAGATAGTTTGACCAGAAAAATCTGGCAGGACAGTAGCCTAAGCCATGTTCTGCCTCAGTAACAAGCGATTCGATTTCATTGTTGTCATTCAGCTGATACACCCTAATAAAAGTATCATCGAATACTGCTACCTGTTTTTCTGGCTGTCTAAACACTAGCCAATCTAAATCAGAAAAATTCTTGCTTTCAAAATCAATAACATCGTCAATCTCAAGCCAGTAAAAATATGGCTCTGGTCTTTCTGATGTTTGTTCTTTTGGCAAGTCTACAACCAAAATGCTATTCGGCGAAACTTGCATCTGTTTCCAGCCTCTTGTTTTCCAAATTTCTGGCTCAAACAGCTTGTTTTTTCTAAAATCAGCCCAATCTTCCAATAACTCAGAAGATATAAACTGAAATGACGAAGAAGAGTTACGGCTATAGAAAACCCTTTCGAGTTCTCTATAGACGTCCTCAACTACAGCAGGAGTTGACAATGGAAATTTAAAAAGCTGCAAGAAAATATTGTATTTGTCTTTTGGCAACAAAAGTCTAACCCAGGACAAAAAGTCCTGGGTTGGTGCATTTATGTCAGAAACAGCAATATTCGTCTCTGAATGGAAACGAATACGCTTCTGCATTTTTACAGCTTTCTGAATAACTTGCTTCTTACTCGGCTTTAGCAGTATTTGCTTTATCTGTTTTAAGTCTAATGCCATTGTCTTCGTCGTAATAGTATTTACTATCGTCAGGCAGTTCCCAACCGCCATTTAGTGTAGAGCCCATACTGAGAATTCTCTCTGCATGTTTAATCTCAAAAGACCGTTTTATACAGTCTTTTTTGACTTCAAGCTCTACCATTGTTGCCTTAACCTTTACCATAACTTATATGTTTTTAGCCTCCAGCGGCTGATTTTGCATTAACTAAATCAGTCAAAGGATTGTAGTCAAAGGCAGCTGATTTTACAATTGCGAATTTATCACTCCAGTTAGGAAAGAATGACCATTGGATTGTGTTGCTATCTGGCTCTTCGAAACCACCGAGTTTCTTATCGCCGACAAAGAACTTACCAACAGGAATCGGCATGTACTTTGTAGGCTCATCAAGGTTATCTGCCAAACAGCCAATGTTACCATTCTCGTCAATCAGATACACACCGATGTTTTCACATGCGTATTCTTTCAATGTAGCGATAGTAGCTTGGCTTTCTTGATAGATGATACCTTCAAAAGTTGTAGCTTCACGGCCAATTACAATCTCAACACCACCGAGTGTCTGATTGCCGCCACCGAATGTACGAGCTGCTCCAGGTTCTGTAGTAGGGTTCTGAACATAAGGGCTAATAACCATCTTAGTTCCGTCTGCTGCTGAAAAGAACGGAGTCATAGTAGCTTTTTTTGCTATATCAGCAACAGCTACGCTATTCAGCTCTCCTGCTGTTTTGTTAATACGTTGGATAATTACTTTTTGTACTTGTCCCATGCTTTCTTTGCATTCAGCTATGCTGAGGTCAGCAATATGTGCTCCAGGAGGACATCCACAGTTTAATCCCATAATAAATAAATTTTTTATATTGTTAATACTAGCGACTGGCTTCCCTTCACCAATATCGTGATAAATAGAAGTATGAAACTTATTTAATGCGAATATAAATATAAAACGAATAAAAAGAAAGACAATAGCCTTAATTTTTATTCGTTTTAAAGAAATTTAGCTCTTTTAAGCCTACAGGAAAATCAGTATATTAGTAATAATGATTGTTATCGCTTGTGCTATGAAAAGAGGTTTAATCAGCATAAACCGTTTCTTTAGCTCGTACTGCTTATACATCTTCTTCATCATGATAATTACGTAGACAGGCCATGCAATCCAAAGTAACAGTAGCCATGGGCATACTACAATCAATATTAGGAACATTAGTATGAGAGATAACGCTGTTGCTATCAGGTTAACTGTTTTATCGCCTCCTCTATATTTTGGAAATATAATAGTGACAAGTATTGATATTTCCCATAAGAACCCTAAAAACTGAAAATCATTTCCTGCTAGGCTGTCAAGCAACGGTGGCAGGGTGAAAAATGCATATACGAACACAGGGGCCTGATAAAATGGGTTTTTAAGCTCATAATATAGCTGATTAATAGAATCTGGTGTATCCTCAAAGCTTTCATATACACACGTAAATAGTAAAAATAATGAAATCAGTACTACTGATAAAACCGCAAGTAATGTAATCATAATAAATGGTTTTTTTGAGTTGTTAATAAATACTGTTAGTTTCTCTGCTTAATGCCTCTTTTGCTATCTCTTGAGGAGTGCATTTCATACACACCTGTGAGAGCATCTGGAGCATCATCATGCTGGCTTCTTTTCTTATTATCTTTTCTGTAACTAGTAAGTGCGTTATAGAACTTTGGCCATTTTTTCTCCCAGCCAACTGGAAACAGAATATCATTCATTACATTGGCCGACTGTGTATATATACGCACGTATTTGTTGTTAGTCTGTGTAAATGGCTCTATAGAGCATCTGAAGTTCCTCATATCAACTCTAAGATGCTTTTTTACCGCTCTCGCAAACCCACGCCCACCATTATTAGCCTCAATCTTAGCCTTTACTGTAAGATTAAGTGCTAGCATCTCGGCGGTCTTTGGTTCTGTGACTTCCATAGGTGCGTCAGTAAAATAAACGTCAGTAACATAAACATATTCAGGCGTATCTATGAAGCAGATACTACATAAGTGGTCTGCGCCAGTATCTGCTGTATCTGTATAATTCCATCGTTTATATGCGTCTCTGCCAGTTGGCAACTGCTCAGGTACATACGTCTTAAACTCAGGATACATGAGGCCTTCTTTTGGTTTAGGGTCTTGCATATACTGCGTATCAAACACAAGTGGGTTAATGGCCCTCATCTTATGCAGCTCTTCAAGTGTGTGCTTCATAGGCCACAGAGCACTTTCATTGCCTTCTTCATCAACCTGAATGGCTGGAAGTGAGAGCGTCGTCCATTCACCCGGTTCAATCTCATCAAGATATCCGCACAGGTCATGCTCATGCAGCCTTTGCATGATGATTATGATTGGTGTGTTACGAGAGTTCGTACGGTTTCGTATTGTATTCTCAAACCGTTGGTTTATTCTTTCTCTAACCACGTCTGATTCTGCGTCTTCTGGCTTTACGGGGTCATCAATCAGAATCGCGCCGTTGAATATATTAGTCCTAGCCTCTATAAGATGCAGCACATTATTCAGCGTGCTGTCAAATGTCAGGCCTTGGTAGTCTTCCTCAGTCAGGCTGTCTTCTTCATCAACGTGTCCAGCACCGAATCCTGTAACCTGCCCCTGAGTTGATACTGCATACAGCTCTCCGCCTTTCACTGTCCTCCATCTAGTAGACGACCCTTTCTCCTTCTCTAGTACAGCATCTGGAAACAGCTCTTTATACAGCGGTTCCATCATAATATTTCTCACCGTGGCTGAGTTATCATTCACAAGCAAGTCAGAATATGATAAATGTAGGAACCTGCACAAAGGGTTTAATGCAAAGCACCAACTTATGAATGATTTAACAGCAATTTCCGTTTTGGAATATCTAGGCGGCATGTTAATTTTCAACCTAGTTATCTTCCCATCTACCACATCTTGTAAAGCCTTGAATATCATCTTATGATGCTGGTTCACCACAAATGAACGATGATACTGCGCTTTAAACATAGCCCGTGTGTACTTCTCAAGAGATGCCAACAGCTCAAGCCGCAGGAGTTCCTTTGGGTCAATCTCGCCATTGATATCCTTATATGCTTTAGCCTGTATTTGGGCGAGTGATTCTTTTCTATAATTCCTTGTATTCATATTATATGATACTAGCGTCTGTCAGTTCATTATAAATAATGTTCGCGTGTAGGAGAGGAGCATCATCTATCTCCAATTATAGTGTCTCTGATTATCATGTATGCCTCTCTTGATACAACAGTGTTTGGTAACAACCCTGGTGCTATCTGTGACTGATTCGTATATGCTGTCGAATCTATCACCATGCCAGACTTTCCAAACACTCTGTCCCACAGCTTCTCAACTGTATCCATATTGCCAAGCTTCGCGTCATCTAGCAACCTCTTTATTACTGTCTTAATAGCAACTGGCACTTTTTTATTGTTGTATACTGCCTGCAGTTGAGATTCGTTACAAGTCAAAAGCGATGAAAGCAGATTCATTGTGTCCTGCTTAGTGAGTGCCAAATTGAGATTGATATTGAGTGAAGTCAGCAGCTTGGCGACTTCTGGCTTAGTGGTCCCAAGCAGAGGAAGAGCGTGCTCAGGAACACAGAGTTTTGCAGACGCTGCCTGGTTGGTCTCGATTGATTCTAAAATGTCAAGATTTTTCTTACGCTCAGCCAGCTTAACTTCGTCAATTTTTTCCTTTGCTGCCTTTTTGCGTTCCATATTATCTACTGCTTGCTTTTCTCTAAGCTTTGCTCTTGCCAACTCAGCTGCTGTATACTTTTGGTCAATGTCTTCAACCTTTTCAGCGACTGCACGTTCTCTCAGTTTGTTAACAACTCTTGCATGCCTTGAATCGACTTCTGGTAGCAATTCAAGTATCTTTTCTGTTCTGTCTTCTTGCATAATACAGTTCTAAAAGTTATGTTTTTATGAATTCTCATTATTAGCTTGTTATGCAAATATGAATGAAAGCTGTTAATTAAAAAAGTCTTTTGAGTTAAAAAAGAATAATAATGGTAGGTTGTGGTAAGAAAAAGAGAAAATTTTGTAGGAACAATAAATATTTCTAGTAAACAAGCATTGTTTATCGATAGTTCATTGGCTTTCAGTCAGTTAAGTTAGAATAAACAAAATAAACAATAAAAGGTGCAAACTAGGCTGTCTGGGCCAGTTGCAAGTGTTCAAGAAAAGTTTTGACAGCAAAGTGGTAGAACGATACGTAGTGTCTAGGCTGGCTATTAGCAAAATGTAATAAACAAAATTGTATACTATCCATTTTACCACTTTTGTCCAATGACAAAGTGACACTTTGTAAAGTTTATACTGATAAACTCTGACAAAGGGAACAAGAAAAATTCCAGAATAAACAAAATAAACAATTTGATTTGTCAGTAAAAAGTCATTGTTTATCATTATTGTTTATTTCTAAGTGACTGAAAATCAGCTCATTACAACCCATTTTTACGTCGATAAACAATGTAAACAATAAAATCGCTAAAAAGGTGCGTGCCCATGTGTGTGCGTACACGCGCACGCGTGCCTGCACGATTTCGTTATATACCCCCTATTTATACGATATATACTTTTTATATAATTAAACCCCTTTTATTAGAATAATTATTGTTTATATTGTTTATTATAGCTTATTTTATTGAAAATCAATCACTTATTGATAAACGATACATTGTTTACAATTGTTTATCATTGTTTACAAGAAAAATTCTTGTTTCTTGGCTTTTTATGATAGCAAACTAATGCCAACTGTGGGACAATTATGGATTGTGGCTTTTTACCAGACCGATAAACGGTATATTGATTTGTAAAGTGATGCCTTTGTACGCACACGTTGACTTTAAATATTATAAATAACTCAATATATCAGCCAGGATATACTTTGTTTTATTCTGGAGAAGAAATTAGCCTAAAAACGATGACTTATATAGGTCAATTTAAAACTATTAAAATCTAGCGCTCAAAATTGATTAAACATTTTTCACATTTAGAAATACAGCTAAAAATTTTTGGAAGCAAAAATGCCATTTTGCCATTTTATCCTATGGGCCTATGTATAAAATCAATGTTTAGATGAAGTAAAAGAGCCTAAAAACATGATAATTAAAAAGTCTAAAAACCTAAAAACTGATGAGCCAAAGAGCTCATCATCATATTATTTATATTAAAGGCCCAGCATCCAGGCACAAAGGGGCCCAATGTCAAAATGCCTTACTTGTAACAATTTATTACTATCCATTGCTCCATTGAGGCATATTGGCAATTAGCCATGATGGCTATTATGGTGTAGTGTATTATCATCTTGGCATATTGGCAGTGAGGCTAATAGCCAATAAGCTGTGATTCAGCAGAGATTTTCAATCCTACGATTTCTGCAACCTGGCAAACAGGGTTAACAGTCTAAATGGCACACCATCACATTCGTAACCAATCATTAACTTCTACTATATGACAAAATACCAAACTTGTCATATAAATCATGACATTTTGTCATATTCACATGCACGCACGATGTCATTACAATTTTGAATTGATATCAATGCTATACTCACATCAATGCTATACTCACATCAATGCTATACTCACATCATTACAATTTTGAATTGGTATTAGCATGCCATATTGTCATACTTGTACGGAAATATGAATTGCTGCTTAATGCCACAATGGCACACGATTATTTAACAGAAAATTAACTAAAAATACTTTCATGATTGGCAATTATCCTGTATATTTGTAATACCAAAACAAAAGAGTACTAACAATTAAAAGATATACGATTATGAAGACAGCAGAGTTTAACAAAGGCCAATCAGTAGTTGTAACCACTAAAAATGGTAAGGTAGAAGGTGCTATTTCAAGTGTTGATATGAATGTTTGCACTTTTGAAACTGAGTATTCAGTAGATTATTTAAAAGATGGCAAAACATGGACTATGATTTGTGTACCTGCAAGAGCGATTGAATTAGCATAAGTTTAACCAGCGAGAGGCGAAAGCCTCTTGCATAATAAAACGATTAAAATAATTACAGGACTTAATACAGGTAATCATGGAGAGCAATAAAAAAGAGGGCAATGTGTGTATAGTCATTGGATTGGCTATGCTCCTGGTGAGCATCATAAGCTATCATTTGTTTGGAATTTAAAGCATTAATACTATGAGACAAGAGAATAAAGATTGTGCTGTGGTAATCTACAGGATTGAAATTATGATAGATAGAAATTATGATAAGGTTATTGGTACATTACAGACTGAGCTTTCAGGCTCATCAGTCATAGTCGATGTGTGTCCACGATGTTTGATATTAATCTTCAGAAGAAGTGTTATCAGTGAAGCGAAAATGCAATCCAAGATATACAGAATCTTAGAAGGCATACCATATGAGCTGTGGAAAGTATCTGAGTTGTAGTTTGAAATAGCAGCAAATGCTAAAACAAATTTTAACGAACAACCTGAAAATTTTAACTCGTAATTAACAGAATACAACTAGGAAACATGTATATTTGCAATGTGATTATTAAAGAAAAAACAGTTGAAGGTATCATAAACATTATTTAACAGAAAAAAGTTCTAAAATACTTTTAAGATTCGGAAATAACAATCATATTTGCAATACCAAATTAAAGCTAATAATAACCAATTAAAACTTAAAGATTATGGCAACAAAGAATTTAAACCAGATGAGCTCAAAGAAATTGAATGAAATGTTCAACAATGAAGAAACCACGCAGGAAGTAAAAGACCAAATCACAGCAATCCTGGAAGCTAGACAGCAAAAAGCCGCAGAGGTAGCTAGCACTGCTGAAGAATCTAAGCTTACTCCTGAAGAAGAGGCAGCAATCAAAGCAGCCGAGAAAAATGGTGGCATAAACCCTTCTTATACTGGCAAAGGTGGCTCAAAAGGAGAAGCAAAGAAGAAAATGACCGATCAAGAGCGCACTGAGCTTGCAGCGAAACTGAGAGAAACTGCAGTCGGCCACAAATGCCAAGTTGTGCCTTTTAATACAGCAATCTGGGAACCAGGAGTGGTTGTATCAATCATTGAAGAGAAGAGGTCGAACAAAGTTATGTATGCAATCAAGCTTGACGACGGCCGCAGAATTGTAAAGGCTGTAGATTCACAACTCATTAAGGTTGAAGATGAAGTAGTTGAGTTGCCTAAGAAGGTAAGAGGCCAAGGCACTAAACGGTCAACTGAGAATTCACAGCCGAAAGAGCCTTGGGCAGAAGAGGACATCAACAAGGCGATCGAGGAGAATTCAGTCCATGTTGGTAAGGTAATATCTTACGAGAAGACTGGAGCGCTTGGTGAAAAGGTTGAGAATGCAGAGACTGAGACTGGTAGAGTGGTATCATTGGTAGCTGACAAACGCGGTAAGAGAATTCTGTTTAGAATTGCTATCGACCAGACAGAAGACGAGAAGACGCTCGGCTTGCCAGTAAAATACTCTCATAAAGTAGCTGACAACGAAAGCTTGAAATTGGCAGAATCGCTCGACGAAGTAGGAGCAGAACTGAACGCCAAGTATCTGAAAAGATTGCATGACAGACAGAACAAAGAAGAAATAACTCCTGAAAAGAGCATTGAACTGGCTGAGAAAAGAATTTCTCAGATTGATGCGCAGCTAGAGAAGTTGAATGCAAAGAAGGCGAAGTTAACTGAAGAGCTTGAAGCTGCTAAGAAAGAACTTGCTGAAAAGCTTGACAAAGAGCTTGAAACAGCAGCTAACACAGGTGACACTAAGAGTTCAGCCGAATAACATATAGACCATTTCGTTTTCAATAATTCAATAAGAAAGTTTAAGTGTAAACAAGTAGGCAGGCAGTCTGAGAAGATAGCCTGCCTATATTTTTGTGCCTATTTATATTAAACATAATATTTCTACTCAATTTCGATCATTCTAGGCTATTTCTAGAAGCTTTTATATTTTTCAAAGGGTTTTATCGTTTTCTATATTTTAATTAAATCTGGACTAAACCTAGTATGCTGGCTAACGCCTATGCAAGGTATTTGCAATGCTAGATTTTCCACGACAAGTATAGCTTTATGATATTTAACGAATATTTAACAGAAAATTCTTTGTATATTTGAATATTTTTTTATACTTTTACATGTTAGAATATAGTCTGCATTCAAGGCAGCAGTAAAAATATTGTATATTATTAAATGAATAACATACAGGTATACAGTAAAAAATTATGGCAAATTACTCAATGAATTATGACCATGCAGAGCGCGTCATAATTCCAAATGATGCATTTTTCTATTTGAAAGATGATGAGCCTATGATTGATGAAACAAACGTTAGGTTTGTCCATGAGATAAGCAGGCGATTCCAGAATGGCTTTCATATAGATGACGATTGGTGCTATGTAGATGAAGAGAACGGTCTCATAGATGCTCTATTCATACCGTACGAAGAGGATACATTCCAATATAATTTGTACATTGACCTGTTCAACAACTGGTATTTGCAGATAGATTGGGATGGAGTAAGCAGCGAATGTATAGTAAGATATGCAAACACATGCAAACAGCCGATGGAGCCAGAGGTATGTAAAATTCTTTACAATGATGGTGGGAAGCAGTATATCCAGACAGAGAAAGGCAGCATTTACCATCTTTGGAAAGCCATCAGGAAATAATCATCCCCAGGCCCCCTGACCGTACTTCCCAGAGCCAAAATGGCTTTTTCTCCTGGAACGATTTTAACCAAAAAACAAAACCAGCTATCTTCACAGACTGCTGGCTTTTTCGTGAATAAAAACACATGGAATATTAACAGGAAAGTTTTTTATCTTCGACTTCTTTGATTATTCTTTGCTGCTCTTGCCATTTTATGTACTTGTCATACCAAAATGGATGCTTCTCAACCAGTTTCAAGAAGGTGTCGATCTTAGTAAGCCTGAATGCATATTTGGATTGCATATCAACCAGTTTGTCTCTCTGCTCGTAGTAAGTAACAACAGCCTTGTCTATATGGAAAAGAAATTCACTGCTAGTCTCTCTTAGCATATCCATTTCAGTGCCTTTAGAAAAGAAAAACGGAATATTTGGAGTAACCCATAGAGCAAGAGCTTTGCCGTATTCCTTACTGGCTTCATACATAAACCCATCATTTATTTTGAAAATATCAGGATATTGTGCCCAGCAGCTTTTCACAACATGCGGAATATATGGTTTCAGCAGTGTTTCAATTCTATTGTTTATGTATTTGAGAGACTTATCCATTAGGCTCTGGTACTTAGCCGACATTAGACTGATTATTATCTTTTTGTCTTCAACTGTCAGGCTTTTGTTCAGGTCTTTGAGATTATTTTCAAGAGCATCTCTTTTGATTTGCAGGCGCTTTTTGTCGCTTGCTACCCTGTTCTTTTCTTCGAACATTTTCTTTTTGATGAGAAAATTCTCCCACTCTTTCTTTTTCTCCTCATATAGAACTGGCCTCTTTGTGATGACAACTCTGCCTGATTCATTGCGTACCATTTCTCCGTTGTCGTCTCTTTCTGCTTTTACAGTAAAACCCCAAGCCCTATCGGACATCATTTCTTCTGGCAAAAGGTCATCCTGCATTTCTTCAATCTGTATCTTGCGTATCTCCTCCTTCATCTGCAAGTCGTATTCAGAGTCTGAATCTTCTATCTCATGAAGGAATTTTGCTGCTTCTTTACTAGTAATTGCCATAGCCGTAATTTATTTAAAACCACTTGCTAAATTTGAATAAACTCTCCATAATGTCATTTGCTGGCCTTTTCTGCAACATGATATAATAGCTAATTGCTAATAGGAATCTTGCTACTTTATGAAGTAACCAACCTGATAAATAGACGAAAAAGTATAAAAAGCCTAAACAGCCCCGTAGAATTTTACTTAATTTTTTCATAATATCTTTCTTTTAAGTTATAATGCCTTTCATATATATGCAAGTCGTGCACAAAATGATAATACGTACCAACGTAGATACCTAGTTTTTTTTTTGCAACATATTCTTGCAATTTGGAAAAACAGTATTGGTCATTGCAAAAACCATAAACCAAATCATTAGAACGCATGTTTACACACATGTTAAGAAGGTCATCACCTGCTGTATCTTGTGATATATCAAAACCTATAGACAGAGTGCATGGTGTGTCAAACTCATAATCGTCTTTTTCTTTGCCGTCAAATATAGTAAGCCAAGCTTGACGCGTATTTTTATTAGCTTTCAACTGTTCTATACATTTTCCAAGCTGAGCATTGCGGTTCCACTGCCATCCATAGTTTGAATTGACTATGTTGTCTCCTCCATGCATTTTATCCCAAATTTTGGCGTGCTTTTTTATGTCTTTTACGCTTCTGTCTTGTGATAAATACCATGACCATTCTTTTTCTGCGTAGCCTACATTGAATTTACGCCATTCAGTTCTTATGATTCTTTGGCAAGGGTTTGCTATTTCAAACCCAACGTTATAGATAGCCTTAGTGCCTATGCTTGTTTCTTTTCCATATTTCATGATGCATTCGTACAGATGCTCAAAAGCATCTGTTGCATCTAAGAATTTTAATTTTTCTGTGATGTTATCTATCATAGTTGTTTAACATAAAACAGTTCTTCTTCAGCTTCTTCATTCATTGATTTGCAAATAGCTATCGCGTCATCATACTTGAGGCACTTAAGCTCTAAGTCGTTATCATCGACTGCTATTTCGCCTGATATTACATAGATGCCATATTTATTTGTTTCTGTACCAAACTTTACAGCATCAAGTGCATGTGTGCAAATATACACGATCGCTTGCTTACACACAAATCCAAGTCTATAATTATTGTTAATGACTTGAATATATTGCTGCCTCAGTTTTTCTGGCTCAAGCAACCCTTGTTTTTCCATTCTCTTGTATTCTTCAAGCCATTTACCGAACCCGTTTTGTTTTTTAAACTGGCCTGCAAAATGGCTTGCAAACTTGAGGAATAAATCTGAGTTTATAAGAGTGTCTATATCTACTGCTTTCTTTCCACGCATTTTTACTACTGTATTTATAGATGCAGTTAATTGTTGTTGTGCATCTGTAGGAGTATTCTTTTTCTATCTTGCAAGGCATATATCATATCAATATTGACTTTTACAATAGCTATCAAAGAATCTATCTCATCTTGCTTTGCCTTTATGATTGCATCATCACCTTCTTTGGCATTCGCAATTACAATTTTCAAATGCTTGTTAAGGCTATCTGCTTTCTGCAGTAACATTTTATTCTGCTGTACTAACTGTGTTATATTCTCGTCAATATCTTCAACATATATTTGAGCAAACGAGCTATTGGCTAATAATAGCATTAAACATATAATTATTGCTTTCATTGTTAATTGTTTAAATTGGTTAAGCTATTTTAGGCTATTCTAGAGAGGCTGAATCAAATTGTGAATGAAATATATTAGACCTAATAAAAAGCCTCTCTAGAATAAAACCTTGTATGTTATCGTTTATCTGTAGAGCCAAAACCACCGTCTGCTCTCGTGGTCTTAGCATCGAACAGTTCAGATTCATCACTTACTTCTTCAAGGGCAGCGTACGCAACTGGTACTAAGATAAACTGCGCAATTTTCATACCTGGTTTTAGTATGGCTTTATGATTGCCAACATTTATCAAATGTATGTGTATTTCTCCTTGGTAGTCTTCATCAACTATCTCAGCACCAACTATTAGGTTGGAATTGAATGCCTCTTTCTTTGGTGTTCTTCCACTTCTTAGTACAGCATTTTTTGATGTGACTACACCTGATTTGTTAGCTGCCATTAGCATGTAGCCTTCTGGCAAGTTGGCCTTAATTCCAGATGGAATAAGTACGTCATCACCTGGAAATAACCTTAATATTTCAAAATCTTCTGGAATGAAAAAGTCAATTCCTGCTGACTTATCTGTGCCTCTTACTGGGCTCTTAACGTTTCTTGTTTTTAAGAATTTCATAGTCATTTTTGTTTATTGTTATACTTACTTTTGTCTTCTAATAAATCGTGGTATAATATGTTTGAAAATATATTAGCAATTATGTTTGCTACAAAGATAATACTTTCTACTTTAATGAGATTTTCTAGGCTGAATTCTTTATCTATCTCCTGCTTTATGTGCTTAAGCAATTCATTATTTTGCTTTGCAAGAGAATATATAGCTCTCAGAAAATCATTATTCTGTTTGGCATATTTTAATAGCAAATCAGTGTTATCATCCATTTTCAGCGAGTTGTTTGAGAATATTTTCGATCGCTGGTGTAATCTTTGTATGTGAATACCCGTAAGGTATCATGCCACCATGCAGATATAAATCATCAATTCCAGATTGTACTAATAGCCTTGTGCTTTTTATTTCTTTCATATCTTTCTTGTACATGTGGAGGGAGCCAACTTGCATAGTTATAATGCCTATATCTAAGTCATGATATTTTGATGATACCATTTCTAGGACTTGGTAGTAAAACACACAGAACATGAATATATCATACGGCAGCATCGTCAGTATATTAGACGATCGCATCTGCACGCACATGTTAAGTGTATTATTTTTTATGAAGAACATTACAGCATTAGTGCATAGCTTATCAATGGAATCTTCAGACATTGCTTCGTCATTGTTTATCATAAAGCAAGCTCGTCTTGAATTTCTGTTTTTGATAAGCTCTTGTGCGCATTTCACGAGCCCTTTTTTCTTATATGCATATATTCCATAGTTAGAATTGAAGTCTGTATGAAAGAAGTCTACGCGCTGTTCGTATTCAGGAAAATACTGTACTATTGAAGTATCTCTGCTATTTGCATTCTTGTACCATTTAAACAATGCATACAGTTTTTTAGGATTGACCAAAGATGAGTTATTACTCATTAAATAGTTTTCTGGAAGCAATTTGTAGGTAGCTCCTATGACTTCTAGGTATTCTTTATCTCTCAATTCAGAGTACGGAATCGCGTCTAAAAACTGGTTGAAGATTATTCTCCAGGTATCATCCGTTATAAACTCGTTCAGCTTATCATAATGCTTAATCTTTGTCATATCTTTTTGCAATATTATTGGTTATTACTTCAAATAAATCATTGTAAGAGCCTTTATTCAAATCAAGAAACAAAGTCTGTAAATCAGCAGAAGCGTTTGAGTATGCGTCATTCAAGGTACTTATCATCCTGTGTTCGATGTATTTGTTTACGCTGATATTTTTAGGCCTATATGAATCATAAGTTTCAGCTTTTTCAATTGGCTTAAATTCTATCAGCAAATCGTATATCTTGCTGAATGCCATCTTTGCATAATAATCTACTCTTTCATACAGTTTTGTGTAGGTTGTCATTTGCTCCTCATTCAAATTCGCTTTATCAACATAGAACAATAGATAGAAAAGCGAATCGGTAATTGCCCTATCACAAACTATTACTTGATTTTCGTTTTTGTTGAAGCATTCTAGTTCGGCTTCTATTTTTTCATTTATAACTTTATTTTGAAAATCAAGATAAGCAACTGGGTTTTTTCTCAGGTCATCAATAGATTTTATTTTGTACTCCCTTACAATCTCCCCCAGCTCTTTTACATTAACTCCTTTATCTGTAAGAGCTTTTATGAATTTATGCATGGTGGTTGTTTTTCCGCTATAACAACCACCAGAGAAAACTACAAAGTATGTATTTTTCATAGCGTTAATCTTTAATTATATACAGTATAGGTTGTTTATCACTGGGAGAATGCTCACACTGGAAATTAAAATTGTGTATAATGTCCATCGTGTCAAATACTATTGGGCGCCCATGAGCATTAAAGCTTGTATTAACCAGGCATTTTGCATCGCATATGTACTCTATGGTAGTCAATAATCTGAGCATAAAATCGTTTTCATTGCCTGCATAATATTCTGATTCAATAACTTGCGGCCTTCCTGTATATACATTTTCTAGAGGCTTTTTATGCATCACGCCTCCATACTGCTTAGAATATGGTTTGGTATAGTTGAATGTGCAAATCATGTATTTTGAGCTGCCAATTACCCTGGAAAATTCTTTGAAGTTGAACATGTATTGTACATTCTCTGATAAAATTACAGGAGCGCACGGCATAACTTCATTGCGCCTATTCATTAGGTTGTTCCTAGCTACATTCTCTGTGGTTGGAAGGAATAAGCTAGATGTCGAGCATAAAGCACGTGGACCGAATTCCATGTTTTCTCTCACTATGTTTACAATATTACCATCGCAAATGTCTTTTGCAATTGAATGTATTACGCTTGGTGCTTTTATGCTTACAACTTTTATGTTGTCTCTTTCATATTTTTCTATGCCGTATAGCCGCCGTTTACCAAAGCATAGGTTGCCAAAGTTGAATACATTTCCAGAAAATGCTGTATACATTCCAATTGCAGCTCCTTGGTCACCGGCCAATGGCATTATACATAATTTGCCTGTTATGCTGTTTAATATCTTATTGTTCAGTTTAACATTGTAGAAGCATCCACCAGCTAAACAGATATTTTCCATATTGAATTCCTTTATCAGCCTCATAAAGAATATTTCAATTGATTGTTGTATGAAATAAGCTACGACGCATCTTACTTTAAATGCATCATTTTTATCAATGCCAGTAGCGTCTATAAGTTCTTTAAACACAGCATACCAATGCATTCTTACATCTCCCAGTGCACGAGTATTAATGGCTATATCTGGATTGCATTCTTTGCATACTGTTCTGTCTTCAGGTTTTTTCAGCATTTCCTTGTGCACAAAAGATTCTAGTGCTTTTACATTATCCTCTACATAGAAATCTAGTGTATCAATCATCTCTAATGACAGTACTTCATCTGTGTGTGATTCATAGCCTAAGAACTTATACTCATCTTGATTTTCTTTCATACCACAGAATGAAGTAGCGTATTGGTACATAAGACCTAATGACGCTCTGTAATCTGAAACTCTCAATACGAGTTTAGGGTTCAATGTATCGTGTGCTTCAGATTTGTATATAGAAAGCACCTCCTCATTGTTGCCAAATCCATCGGCTATGATTGTGTATGTTTCTTCAGTGTATTCTGGTGCGTTATAGCATAAAAATGACAGAGCGCTATAAGCATGCGCGTCATGATGCGAAAATAATTTATTGACTTGCACGATATTACCACAAGACAATTCCTTCAGATTCATTACGTCAATCTTTTGCATGTACTTGTTATACAGTATATCTGCTGATGAATATTGATGATTAAACCAATGTGAGATATATACATAACATCCTTTCATTTCTGAATAACCAACATTATTTATAATCTCGTTTATTGCGTCTTTAGGAAATTGGCTATCTGACTTAATGCCAGAAAGGCGTTCTTGTTCGTATCCTATAACTGTTTTCTTGTCATCATCAATGTAAATTGCTGATGAGCCATGACCAAGTGTGATTAATAAGTATTTCATAATTGTTTTTAATTTGTTACTACAAATATAAGAAAAATTTTTAATAGACGAAAATAATTTCTACTGTTTAACCGTTAAATTAATTTTTATTAACGTTACCTTAAATACGTTCATAGTAGCCGCGTCTTGTGTATTTTCTGTATGTGTTGTTCCTAATTGCCATTCTAATCATAGAGTATATATGTCTCTCTACCAGGTGTTTTGCTGTGTAATGAGTGAATTCAAGATTTGTGTATATTATATAGTACAACTCCTTTTGTGAAATAAGAGACCCATGAGGCTTAGCATATAGAATTTCCATCGCTAACAGCTTTATTGCTTTTATATGTTGCCTTTCTAGTATCATAACACGCTACATAAACTTTTTATACTTTTCTATTTTGGCTTTAATACTCTGCATTAAGCCTTCTTGCTTCTTATCTTTGTTCTGAAGTGATTTAATAACTGATTCATCTTCTGTATCTTTCATTATAAGATGATGTATTATAACGTGTTCATTCTGACCTTGACGGTATAACCTAGCATTAAACTGCTGATACAATTCTAAGCTCCAGTTTTGGCCAAACCAAACTATTATATGGCCTCCAGTTTGTAGGTTAAGGCCATGCCCAGCAGATGCAGGGTGGGCTAGCATGAATTTTATTTTGCCTTCATTCCAGTCTTTTATGTCCTTGCCAGTCTTTAGTTCTCTTGGCTCATACTTAGCAAGATATTCCATTATTCTATCTCTGTCATGCTGAAATGTCCATGCTACCAATATAGGCTTGCCAGCATTGCTTTCTAGTATTTCTTCGAGCGCATCTATCTTAATTTTATGCACCTCATGTACTATTCTATCGTCATCGTATACTGCACCGTTTGCAAACTGGAGCAATTTACCAGATAAAGATGCTGCATTGACTACATTTATTTCAACTGGCTTTTCAACAAATACAGAATTGCCATTTTCATCTTGCTCTTCTATAGTTTCTGTTTGGTTTAACAGCTCTAGCACTTTTTCTTTTTCGAATGATTTGTACTGTTCATATACTGCGTCTGGCATTCTGAGCTTTATGTAGTTGTCAGTTTTAAATGGCATTTGTATATAGTCTGATGCTTTCATACTTATGCATATATCCTCTATTTTTTTGTTAATCAAGTACTCAGAATCATTCATAAGATTGTAATTATATACAATGTGCCCATTTGTCTTGCCTGGCCTGAAATATCTTTCTCTGTATCTAGTTATTGTTTTTTCCAGTCTTTCGCCTCTGTCAATTAGATACAACTGAGCCCACAAGTCTATATAGCCATTTGGAGCTGGAGTACCAGTAAGACCTACTGCTCTTTTGAAGAATGGCCTTGAAGCTCTCAATGCTTTAAATCTTATAGATTTATACGACTTAAATGAGCTGAGCTCATCTATCACAAGCATATCAAAAGGAAGTTTAGCGCCACCGTAGAATGCGCATAACCAAGCAACGTTATCTCTAGATACAAGGTATATGTCTGCTTGCTTCATGAGTGCTGCTACTCTTTGTCTTTCATTGCCAATTACTTTTGAAAATCTTAAATGCCTAAGATGCTCCCAATTTTCAGCTTCTTCTTCCCAGACAGACTCAACAACTCTTTTTGGAGCTACAACTAGGCATTTATTTATTTCACAGTAATCATTCATTAAATAATTAATCGCAGTTAGAGTTGATACAGTTTTGCCAAGCCCCATTTCTAGAAACACTCCACAAAACTTGTTGTCTATTATGTGCTCAACTACAGCTCTTTGATACTTATGTAAGTTATTCTCTGTTAGCATTATCTACTTGTTCTAAGAACTGGTTTACACCAGCAACTGAATCTATTACAAATACCTTAAAGCCCATTTGCCTAAGCTTCTTATGTATGTACAGCTGTACTTTTCTTGGTTCTTCCCCAGTGGTTTTCAATTCAACGAACTGCGCTATACCACCATGAAATACACACAGCCTATCTGGAAGTCCAATCATGGTTGTAAGCTTTATGCACATTCCGCATTTTTGCTTAACTCCTTCAACTAACTTCCTCTCTACCAGCTTTTCGCTGTCAATTCTCTTCTTGTTTTTCATAGTATTCTAGCAATATTCTGTCTAATTCTGCTCCTCTCATCTTGTACCTCATGTGAATCATTTGTCTATGCATTTCAATATCATCGACAATGTTTAACTGTCCATCCTGCTGCACTTTGTAATCTAACACTTCACTCGTACCATCTCTATGTATTAGCTTTTCTCTAGTAATAACATACATATTTATTTGGGTTTTTTGTCTGTAACTTTTCTGTTAATTCTTTCTATTTTTACTACATAGTTAATTTTGTTTGCATCTAATGTTACTTGCTTAACCATGTAAGTTCGCCTATCTAATATTACGCAATCGCCTAGCCGTGGTATGCATTCTAAGTTCAACGATAGGAGAGTTTTAAGCTTGTGTGTACCCTCTTCTTTGTATATAAAGAAACACATCATAATATATTTTCCTTTCTTTTATAGTATTTTTGTTTTCCGTAAATATTGAAAATCTTGGTAGACATTACTGGTTCCCAATCAGTTAATGATTTCATAATATCATTGATATCACGTGTATTATACCTAGTCATGTCAGGCTTTTCTTTCCCAAGGCATTCACACCAAATTTCTGCTATACACACGAATTCTTTTTTATGCACTCCTGATTTGGATAGCGGGTCATCAAGCCATATACGGCGTTCATTCAAGTCCATGCTTGCCCAATTGTCAGGAAATTTCGTGTTTAAGTATTCTTCTATTATGCCTCTACGCTCATCGGTTTCTGCATGCTTATGCTGTTCAATTACAGCAATTGTATTCTCTTCTCCTTCTAGGTACAGCTTTTCGCCAGCTAAATACATTTTGTATGCCTCGGCCCATATTTGGTCTACTTCTGCTTCAGTTAAATCATCTTTGACTGACTTCTTAACAAGGCCTGTGTTAACGTCTATAGGCATGAATCGCCTATTTCCAGTCGGGTCACGTAAGAAGTCTTTGCTATTTGTAGTACCAAAGAATACACATTGACGGCGGTATATTTCTACGCATCTTCCATAAGCAGGACGGAAAGCGTCTTCTCTCTTTGCAATGAAGTGCTTGATAGTTTCTACTTCTGCTTTCTTCAATCCTGAAAGCTCAGCAATTTCAATTATCCATGCACCTTGAATTTGCTCAAACGCCTCTTTTCCTTGCACTGTAGTGAATGTATCAGAAAACCAGTCTTTGCCAAGCTTTTTCACGAATGTACTTTTGTATGTGCCTTGCTCGCCTGATAGAATAAGTGCTAAGTCAAATTTGCATCCAGGATTGAATACACGAGCAACAGCCGCGCAGAGTAATTTCCTTATAGCAGCTTTAGTATATGCGTTGTCATCAGCCCCAAAATAGTCAATGAGCAAATTGTTTACTCGTTCTTTACCATCCCATTCTAATGATTTGATGTAATCAACGATCGGATGGAACTTCTTCTTTTCAAACTCAAGAGCTAAAGCGTCGTCTACCTTTTGACTTGCAACGATTCCGTACACGCATTCTATATAATTTCTAATTCCTGCGTAATCTACATCTCTAAGCGGCTCACTTACATCTACAGTCCTCCATGGCAGTGAATGCGTAATGTATTTTTTGCTATCAAACAAATTGAATCTAAACGCATTTTTAAGCAGTTTATCATTTTGTATTATGATATTTATATTATTTGCAGAGTTTACATATTCTCCTTTCGTATTAGCTTCAAGCTGCTCAACCCAATCGAGACTATATTCATGGTCTGTATCTTCTGCAGGCAGGTCTTGTGCAAATTCAAATTTAGCGTCAGCAAATTTCTCGTTAGCAATTTGGCGTTTAGTCTTTGCGTCTTTGGTACAAAATTCTTCCATAGCTTTAAAGCTTTTCTTTTCTGTTTCGTTTTGTACCTTGCCAGTATCCAAATGACCAAATCTGTGTATTCTTACTAAATCGAAAGCATTGCATAATCTGCCTCCAGCTGGGTCAGTTCCGTGATGTGAATACACAAATTTATCATCATACACTATAAGTCCTGCTGCTGTAGAGCCTTTTGTATACGTATACCTGTCTTCTCCAGCAGGTTCGTATTCTTCTTGCAAGAACGTTTCAATTGCTTCTTGAATTGTATAAGTTCTACAGAATACGCCAACAATGCCTTTCTTTTGCTCTGGGTCTTCTTGCTTTTTTATAGCAGCAAGTATTGTATCTGTGCTATCGGACGCTGTTGGCCATTCACCAGTATTATGCCAATCATTATAAGTGCTAAGCACAGAATCAGCTTTAAGAAATGGCCCATCTTGATACTCAAAATAGTATTCTGAATCACAAGATATTGATGGCCAGAACATTAAACGGTTTACGTCAAAAGTCGATTGGTCAAACAAATCAATGTTCACGTCGCCCGCTATTTTTCTAGCAATAGCTTGGTATTCTTCTTGAGATACTTCTCTGTCCAATGGAATTAGCAGTCTGTGACGAGGTTTATCGCTACATGATTTATGTGTTGAATGAATTACAGCAGCACAATCGTAAAGCATTGTAAAGTCCCAAAATAGGTCACTGTGAGAAAAATCTATATCCAATGTTACTAATTGACGATACAGCACATCAGTTTTATTTCGTCTTCCATTCGTCAAAAAGCCACCAACAAAACCGCCAACGTCTTTTATCTTTCCTTGGTCTGTTTTACTGGCGCTCATAAACTGCCTGTATGTTTCTGTGGTCACAGTTGGAGTCGATATCTTTTTTACAAAATCACTCCATTGCATCTTTTTATTTTTCCAAACTTTGCTAGTCGCATTAAGGCCAGTAGCTATATTTAGAATGCCATCATGTTTTAGATTATCTATTTGCATAATAGATTTGAATTATATAGATTAGTATGCAGAAAGCAAATTTTTTTTTAATCTTTTTTGTAAAAATCGGTTATATAGCCATCAGCGTTGAGAGGTAAATCAGATGCCCAATCAGGTGGAGTTCCCATAATGCGCTCCATTTCTCTCAGCCAATCTTGCTCCCATCCGTCTTTAGGAATTTCGCAGATACACTCATCATGTACATGCATCGTAATTCCATACCCATTTTCTTCAAGCTTAATCATCGCATACCCAATTAAGTCTCTAGATATTGCTTGAACAATATTCTCAGTCAACTTACCTCCATAAGTATCAATATCACCCCATTGTTTTGTCTCTTGTACTATGCCATCATAACATAGAACTTTTGATTGACGGCCGAATCCAGTATCACGAATCCTAAATCTCGGATTGCGATAGAAAAGTGTATGGCCAGATGGCAATTTGATTGTGAATACCTCGCCATCACAATCGAATACTAAGCCTCTTGGCCCTATTACTTGTCTTTGGTATCTTACTGCCTCGTGAGCGCATTTTTCTACTGTCCTCCAGCCTTCAACTATTTTTGGGTTGGCTTTACGCCATTTTTTTACAATATCCATCATTTCAACATCAGACATGCCCATTTTATCACCACCCATTCTTTTCATTGCACCTAATGCACCTTCATATCCTAATGCTAATTCAGCATTTTTAGCTTTTGCCCTTAAATCAGAGCCTTTTGTTATTGAAGAAATTGGTACATTGAACATTCTGGCTCCAGCTGCTTCGTATATTTTGCCATCACCTCTAAATACTTCCAGCCTCCATTCTTCTTCAAAAAGCCATGATACAACTCTAGCTTCAATCGCAGAAAAGTCTGCTACTGAGAATGTTTGTCCATCTGGCGCAATTAATGCTGTTCTTACTAGTTGTGATAGTATATCAGCTACATCACCATACATGATTTCAACAGTTTCCAAATCACGTTTACGAATAAGCTCTCTTGATGTTTCTATAAGTCTCAAATGATTTTTAGATAGATTCTGTAATTGCAATAATCTTCCTGCCCATCTACCAGTTCTATTGGCCCCGTAGAATTGAAATGTGCCTCTTACTCTGTTATCACTCATAGCGCAGTTTATCATTGCATAGTATTTCTTAACAGAAGACCTTGATAGTTTTTGCCTAATCTCAAGCATTTCAACAATCTTTGGGTTTGAAGAATACTTTTCAATTAACCCAGGTATAACATCTTTTGCAAGTGATTTAATTTCATCACCAGTTATTTGTGTCAGCCATTGGCATAATTGTTTTGGTGAATTAGGGTTTTCAAGTTCTGTTATTTCTCTAGCTCTTTCAATCAGCATTTCTGTATATTCTGTGTCTACATCGATTGCTGATTTTGCTAGTTCCATGTCTACCAATATGCCTCTATCATTTATTTTTTGGTCTAGCAAATACAGTTGCCTTTCAAAATCTGGCAATTCATATTTTTCTAGCTTTCTGTAAATCTCTCTTTCTGCTAGCACATCGTATTTGTTATACTCTTTGTACATTTCCCATTTATCTGGTGCGTGCTCAGGATAATTGCGCTCACGCATGCCATTTATCTTAGTTGGCTTACATGGACACGAGAAATATTTAATAAGTGCTTTTCCTGTATCAAGCTTTTTGTCGGTCAAATCAAGCTTTTTTGATACTTCATCTAGAGAAAAAGGAAGCCCACATGTTGCTGCTTTGACTGCTGTACAATGCCATTCATCTGTAGGTATGTCATATCCAATTCGTTTGAACGACAGCCTTTCAAATACGGCATTGTGCGCAATTTTTTTACAGTTTTCATCAAATAATGCTTCTTCAAATTCCTCTGGTAGTTCTTCTCCTTGTAATAAATCAACTATGACTGGTTCGTTGTCGTCTAGGGCATAACCTACAATCAATATCTCAAAATCTGGAGATTCAATATATTTGTATGCTCCACATATTTTAATATCTCTAGACGAATACGTTTCAACGTCGATGAATAATTCTTTTGCCATTTCCTGTTCTTTAATATCAGATTAATTGTGGAATATACAAGATTTGAACTTGTACCTGCATAACTTGCATCAAGTGTCATGGCAGTGAAAAGTTATAATGCAAGATTGCCGTGCAGCCTGTTACACCAATACTCCGAGAAATAAAAGGCCGTGTGTTTCAACGGCCTTTAGCATTTGTTAGCGAAGAAAAATGACTACATTAATTCGTCATCATAAACATTATCACCACCGAAATCTTCTTCAGCAGAAGAACCACCTGCTAATGCTTCTCCATCTTCAAGCTTTTGTAAGTTGTTCAAGCCACACGCGATGCCTTTACTTTTCTTGTCGTAAGCATAGAAGCTGAGTGAAGCTCGGCCGTAACAACCTGAATAGAACTCATCTCGGCTCATAATCTCGTTTAAGTCTCTGTCAACAATGCTTGGTTTTCTATTTGAATTTGCATTCAAGAAATATTTGCCAACGAATGCTGGGTCATCACCTCTCTCTTCATCGCCATCACGAAGAGGCACTTTCAGAGTTGAAGGAATTTTGCCATTCTTGTCAGCCAGCATTGACTTGCCTGCTTGCTTTGCTGCTTCAATCGCAGCTTTAACTGCATTCAATGTTTTCTCGTCTTTTTTGTCAATAAGTACACATACATTGTACTTTTCCTGTTGTCCTTCTTCTATAGCTGTAGGTACGAATACGTTAGCATAACAGAAACGGACTTTCCCTGTAATTACTTTTGTAGGGTTTGTTGCCATAATTTTAAAATTTAAAATGTTTATTTATAAGTTAATCTGCAAAATCTAATTTAGCTTGGCCAATGCCAATTGCGGGCCTTTTATCACTTTCAGGAACAAGAACTGGAGCTCCTTGTGGCTTTATAACAGCTGATGACAGTTTTTGCTCAAATACCTTTTTGCCAACTAGCTTTTCAATAGCTGTTATAGATTTAAGCTTCATGTCATATATATCATCTTCTGATAGTTCTGGCATTTGAGAAAAGATTGTTTCCACAACTTCATTTTCATCTTTCCACTTTCTTCTGCTAGTACTTTCTACTAGTTTATAACCAGGCCAAGAATAGTCTTCTTCAATTGCTTTCTGTTTTGCATACTCAGCGACGCAATTGGCCCATTCTACTAACTGTGGAGCTCTTTTAAGAACTTCTGCGACTTCGTCATCAGATAGTAAATCTGGTTGCTTGAATTCAAATTTAGCTATCTCTAACTGTTTGGCGTATAGCTTTCTGCATCTTGCCTTAACTGAACAGAATTTACACCAATCACCTGCTTCAAGTTCACCTTTTCCGTCAAACGCAAGTATAGCTCTTTGTTTAAGCTCTGTTTCAGCCCAATTGATTAGTTGGTCAACTTCTATTTCAAATGTTGATATGTTATTAATACGTGGCTGTACAATAGTAAGTTTCACTGTATTTATATCATACATTGTATCAAAAGCTTTCAGGGCCCCAAGTCCGTATAACATCAATTGCTTATTCCAAGTTGCATATACAGGAACACCTTTTCCATACTTCAAGTCAATTACTTCCATTACGCCATCACTTATGATTGTACAGTCAGATGTACCGAAGCTTTCTGGAACATAATCAGTTAAGTCTAATTCCTGTTCAACTATAAGTTCTGTGTATTGGTTTTGTGCCTTAGCAGCATTGAATTGGTCTATGCAGTAATCTGTATAGATAGGAACCATATCAAACATCTCTTCATTGAAGAACTTATTGTTCATTATCTCTGTCAATCTAGCATCGTATTCATCATCAGAGATTGCTTCAAGCACATCTCTGGTTAAATACAGTTCTGACAGCTCATGAGCCAATGTTCCTTCTTTAGCGTAGCTGCTTTCTTTCTTATCACCAAACTGCTCTTCAAGCCTTGCAGATGGTGTGCAAGCAAGCCAACGTGATGCTCCAGAAGCTGATAAGAGTGCATGCGCTCTTTGCTCATGGTTTTGTATTTTTGTAGATGTTGTTCCCATCATTGTAGCTTATACGATTTAGCAATTAGATGACATGCTTGGCCCAAATGCCAAAAATATAAAGGCTCTTTTTTTCTTGACTGACTAGCAAAATGCTGCAGTCTTTTTTTCTTACTTTTTGGCATATTATGAAAGTGAGTTAAGGAATGAAACAAAATCAGGATATTTAGACTGCTCAAGTTTAGTTACGCTTGGAGCTCCTAGCTCTGACAACTTATCCTTGATTTCAGGACGG